TGCGTTTGCTGGAACGCCTAGAGCAGCTCAAGGATGATGTAGAAATATCCAGTATAGAGGGAGAAGATGTTTAAAAGAAAACAATATGCAGAAGGAATACCATTACCTACTCCACAATCATCACAGCCTGTAAGTGGAACAGGTTCTTATTCAGATTATGTACAAAGCGGAGACTGGCAAAATGTTTGGTATCCAGGAAAATATATACAACAGGCAGTAAATAGTCCTGCTATGCAGAATGTTGCTCAAGGCATGATTAATGCAGCAGGAGGACCAAACGAAGAACAATTAAATCAATATGCATATATGGTAGAACAGAATGCACTAGCAGAAAAATATGGACAAGAGCTACCCTTTCCAACTCCAGCAGGAGATATTCTAGGACCTTTAGCAGGCGGAAAAGGACAAGCAGCACCTTTAGTAAGAAAGCTTCCTCCTCAAGATATGAGAGCAGGAATAACAGGCGCAGGAGCCTTAATGAAAATGGGAACAGGCAGACATCCTGGTTATGGTGGTGAATGGTGGAAAGGCGGTAAAGGAGCAGGAAGTTCATTAGGACAAGAAGCAAGAGCAGCAAGAAGAGCTAAACAAGGTGCGTGGAAGAGTTCAAGAAAAGCACTAGCAAAAAAAGCAAAAAAAGCAAGAGAACCAGATGCAGATGATAATGATTTTGCACAAGGCGGTTTAATGTCAAGAGAAGGCTATGCAGATGGTCAAAAAGTAGTAAAAGCAGTTCAAGGAGCAAGAAAAGCAAGCCTAATATCTAGAGCAGCTTCTGGAGAACCTGTAGCAATAGCTACTTTAATAGCAGGAAAGGTTAAAGAAAATAAAGAAAAATATCCAGGCATGACCTTTAAAGAACGACAAGCAGCAAAAAAGAAAGCAAAGGCTGCAAAGAAAACAAAAGCCAAGTCTTTTGCTTGGAAAAAAGAAGCAGAAGATAAAGACCTCTCTTCGCCTTTTATAATAGATTCTGAAGTACAAGAGTTTATAAGAGGAGGAATGCAAGAAGGCGGTTTAATGTCAAGAGAAGGCTACGCTGCTGGTGGTATAGCTTCTAGATTAGTAAGAAAACTATTAAAGAGACATAAAAAAGATCCAGAAGTTCAAAGTTCTATTTATAAAGTAAAAGAAGAAATTGATAAGATTGATAGTGTTTTTGGAGATATGGGAGATGAAGGAAAGTATGCAGGTACAGAATTTGAAGGCTCATTCACTAAAAGTGAGATTCGAGAACTTGAAAACGATAGAGCATATTTAGTAGGAGCATTAGAAGAAATAGATGAAGAAGGAGTACCTTTAGATTTTGATGAAACAGGTTTTCCTGCTCTTGATCCTTTTGTTTCGTATACAGAAATGCAACGCTGGAAGAAATTAGGAAAAATACCAGGTCCAGGAGGTGATGATCCAATTACTATTCTTCCTAGACAAAGAATTAAAAAACAAGAAGGCGGAGAAATTGACGAACAAATGACTACATTAATGGGAGAAACAGAACAAACACCTACAGAAACTCTGCTTCCAGACGAAGAAATGGAGGATAACTTCGTAGATTACATAGTTGAAAGTACATTATCCCCCGAAGACACAAATTATTTAGAGGAGGCGTTAGCTACAGATAATCGATTAAGTATGATATTCGATCAAGTTGTAGAGACGGCTTCAGAATTTTCAGGTTCTGGTCCTGTTGAAGGTCCAGGAACTGAAGTATCCGATTCGATACCTGCAAGGTTATCGGATGGAGAATTCGTTATAACAGCAAAAGCAGCAGACCAGATTGGTCCTGATAACCTACAAGGTATGATGGAACAAGCTGAACAAGATGCTGATTTAGTTGATAGACGAGAAATGGCTGAAGGCGGTGTGCCTGTTGCCGAAGATATAGACGAAGATGTAATACTTCCACAACTAGGAGTACTAGATACTTCTCAACGTGAGATGTTAAAATTACAACTAAGTTCAAATCCTCGTACGCAGTATCGCACTGTTTACGGCTAATATAAATCGATAGAGCTACTTACATTTTGTAACCCTCTATCATGTTAAGAAACCTTTAGCTACTTTGCAAGTCAAACCCTTATCAAGAAGAACTTCTTGTAATAAGCCACTTTGAAGATAGCGCAAACCCTAAGAGGAGAAGAAAATGGTACAAGTTGAAAATAAAAAAGAGACTGTAGAAGAACCAAAACCAAATCCGTATAATTTGAAAAAATCATGGCATACGGAGGATGTTATGCCACAAGGCAATGTTGAAAATGCTGATAGTTTATTTGTTGCACCTCAACCTGAAGTTCAGGAAGAAGGCGACCAGCAAAGAGAACCTGCAGTAAAAAACAAACCCTATCAAAAGCCTAACTATAAAAAAAGATATGATGACCTGAAAAGACATTATGATACTAAGTTAAACGAGTTCAGAACTAGAGAACAAGAGTTAGCAAGTAAAGTTGCACAAACGCAGCCTACTTACGAAGCTCCAAAAACTCAAGAAGATCTAGAACGATTTAAAAATGAATATCCAGATGTCTATGAAGTGGTTGAAAGTGTTGCTCACTTACAAAGCGAGAACCAAATGAAAAACTTAACCGATAAGGTTGCTCTCATTGAAGCTCGTGAACAAGATATCATGAAACGTGAAGCTGAAAAAGATTTGATGCAACAGCATCCAGACTTTGAAGAATTACGAAACGATGATAACTTTCATAATTGGGCAGAAACACAACCCGAAGAGATACAACATTGGATTTATGAAAACCCAAGTAATGCATCTCTAGCAAGTAAGGCAATTGATCTTTATAAAATGGAATCTGGTAGTTTTACTACTTCTAATAATAAACAACAAAAACCAAAGAGTTCAGAAAAACAGGCAAGTGCTTCACAATTGATTTCTACTAAAACGACATCAGTTGAAGCCAAAGAGCCTAAAATATGGACTCAAGAGGAGATCGCAGCTTTACCTATGGACGAATTTGATCGTCTCGAATCCGAGATAGATCGAGCTTTGGAAGAAGGTAGAGTACGATTGTAATATTAATCTTTAACAATTAAAGGTAAATACAATGGCTTATAATCAATCAGACGCTCTATTTGAGCCGTCAACTGATACTGATGCCAACTTTGCGAACTCCGTAAGTGGACAGACTAATGCATTCTTCATGCCAAAGGTTTATTCCAAGAAGGTACTTAACTTTTTTAGAAAAGCCTCGGTTGCAGAAGCAATTACGAACACCGATTATTCGGGTGACATTTCTGCTTTCGGAGATACTGTACGTATCGTCAAAGAACCTGCGATTACTGTTTATCAGTATGAAAGAGGTCAAGACGTAACGCAAACGAAGTTGACTGATGCCGAAGAAACCTTAACTGTTGATGTAGCTAACGCCTTCAAATTCAAAGTTGATGATATTGAAAAATCAATGTCTCATGTGAATTGGAAAGAAGCAGCCTCTAGTGCTGCTGCTTATGCATTGAAAGATGCATTTGATGCAGGCGTAATTGCTGAAATGTTTAGTGGCATATCTACTTCCTCACCTGATCATGTGATCGGTTCGGATAGTTCAACTACTGATTCTACCATGACTCATGCAACCAACTCTGTTGATTTGCTTGGTGCTGATGGAACTGGTGTTGATGCCCTAAACCTTATGGCGAGAATGGCACGTTTACTAGATGATCAAAACATCCCTGAAGAAGGTAGATGGTTTTGCGCTCTTCCTAATTTTTATGAAGAGTTATCAGCATCTGGTTCTAAACTCATGTCAGTAGACTATAACGCAGGACAAGGTTCACTTCGCAACGGCTTAGTATCTAGTGGAAAGCTACGTGGTTTTAATATGTATAAATCCAACAACATTGCTGCAGTTTCTAACTGTACAGGCAAATGTATTGCTGGACATATTAGTGCTACAGCAACAGCCCAAGCTATCACACAAACTGAGGTTCTTCGTGATCCTTCCAGTTTTGGTGATATCGTAAGAGGTTTGCACGTTTATGGTGCAGACGTTCTACGTGATAATGCTATGGTCGCGGCTTTCTATTTAGTTGACACTTCATAATAGAAGTTTAAAGCAAAATGGTATGTGGGAAGAGAATTATATATTCATCTTCCCCATACTTAAATTAAGGATAAAAATATATGCCACAAGCAGGAACAGAACAAAGACCTTTGATTTTAAAAAATCCAAAGAAAGGCAACAGAAAATTAGGTTTATCTGCTAAGTTTTATAATAAAGCAAATAAACAAAAATATAACGAAGGTTGGGATAGAATCTTCGGTGATAATAATAAAAATTATAACAGAAAGAAAACATAACAGGAGTTAATCATCATGCCAGAAGGTATAGGATACGAAAAAGGAGTTGGTATAGCTGAATATAAAGATATTCAAGATATGGAAGGCTATTACGAAAACTCTGAAGATAAACAGAATAGAGAAGTAGACGAACAACAAGATATTTCAGTAGAAGACTAACAATGGCAACAACTTATTTACAATTATCAAATGAGTTATTGCGAGAATCAAATGAAGTAGTATTAACCTCTAGTAATTTTTCAAGTGCGCTAGGTATTCAACAGTTTGCTAAAGACTGTGTAAATAGAGCATACAACGACATAGTAAGCGCAGAACCGCAATGGTCTTTTTTAGCTACAGGAGAAAGTGGAGGAACAGATCCTATGTATGGTAATGTTTCTGTAGAAACTGTAGCAGGAACTCGTTGGTATGAATTAAAAGCAGCCTCTAGTTCTGTTACAACAGATTATGGTTCAATTGATTGGGATGATTTTTATCTAACAACTATTAGTGTTAGTGGAGAGTCTTCACCATACATCAGTAAAAATTTAAAATATGTAACTCTTGCAGATTGGAAAAATTATAGAAGAGAAGCAGAAAATATAGACGATGCTGATGCACAGAATTGGGGAGAACCAAGTGTAGTAATAAGAAGTCCAGACGGAAGAAACTTCGGACTTAGCCCAATTCCAAAAAAAGTATATAAAGTGTGGTTCTTTGCTTGGGATCTACCTACAGCTTTGAGCGCACATGGAGATGCAATTGTATTTCCAGATATGTATACACCAGTTTTATTGGCAAGAGCTAGATATTATATGTGGCAATTTAAAGATAATCCACAAGCATCAGCTTTTGCATTAGATGATTATAAGAAAGGATTAAAACAAATGAGATCAAATCTCTTAAATCCTATACCTAAATACATGACAGTAATTTAATAATAATAATAATATGGCACAATCACAACCATTTGCACTAGCTTGTCAAGGAGGTTTGAATAAAGTTTCAAGCCAGTTAGAGTTACTTCGTACTCCAGGTGAAGCTATTCGTTTGCAGAATTTTGAAGTTTCTACAACAGGTGGATATAGACGTATTAATGGTTATAGCCAATTTGGAGATGGAACAAGACCAAATAGTTCAAATCCTATTTTAGGACTTTGTGTATATGCAGACGGAGTAGTTGCTTGTTCAGGAACAAACATATATTTTAGTCAAGACGGAAATAGTTGGTTACAGATAAACATGGCTAGTGTTGATGCTGGTGGAGATAATTACAGCACCTTTACAGGTCGTAGTGCTTCAGCAAGAACCTCTCAAGGTCAAGCAACTTTTGCAATCTATGAAGGAGATACAGATTATGGTGAATTAATCATAACCGATAGAGGCACAGGAGTTAAACCATTCTACTTTAAGATGACAGGCACAGATTCTTCGTTAAGCAACAGAACATTTTTTGCAAAAGAAATAACAGTAAGCAGCACAGAATATCCTAAATACTGTGTTGTCCATGATAAGCATTTAGTTGTAGCAGGTGCAGGAACATCACCTAATACTATATATTATAGTGATGTTAATGATATAGATGATTTTTCAGGTGGAACAGCAGGTAGTATTCTTTTAGATGATCAAGTCGTAGGACTAAAGTCTTTTCGTGATGATCTAATTATTTTTTGTAAGAACAGTATTTGGAAATTAGA